GAAATGCGCGAGTGGCTCAGTTGGTGGAGCGCGACCTTGCCAAGGTCGAGGCCGCGGGTTCGAGTCCCGTCTCGCGCTTTTTTTATTGCCTAAAATAAAGGGATTGCTGGCCATTAATGAATCCAGGGTATCAACTAGGGTATCAAAAACAAATACATAAGAAAGGGAACCTTGCACAAGTGCTTTTGCAAATGTTTCCTGAAGATTAGAAGAATCGGTGCGAACCGGTTTATTTTTTTGCAAAATTTCAGGGTAAAGATTTTGATACCCCCCCTATATGCAATTGCATATCTGAATATTTCGGTTTTGATTTTTTGAAAATTTGGACGGGATTTTGTTAAAATTTGACCTTGAGAACCGGGCGTGATTTCATAAAACCTTTAGAGATATCCGGAGGAGCTGCAGCACGTACCGCGGCCGGATGCATCCCGGGAACGCAAGCCAGAGCGCACAGCTATAAAACCATGGTATCATAGCAAGTATTTATTTGTCAATGTGCAACACTGCAAAGCATAACCGCAAAGCGCACAGCTTGACCGCCTGCGGCTTTTGTTGCAATAGTGGCGGAAGAGTACCGGCGCAAGCAAAAACAGCAAATAAAACGACACGAGGAACGCAAACAAGCCGCCATTGCCGGCAGCTGTTGCTTGATATATTATAAGTTGCGTTTTGCTCTGAACTCTACAAAGCCGCTTTCGGTTGCTTCGGTTCCGGCAAAATTACATTCTTCTTCGTACATTTCCCAAAGCATATTTTCAGATACATCATTCTTTTGATATAAAAAGCGGCCTTTTTTCTTCTGGCATTCGTTCCAAAAATCCGCTATGCGTTTAGCTTCTTTCATTGTTTTGCACTGATGCAATGTAACAATATTTTTAAATCCAGCGATAACAGAAAGCAAATTATTACTTTCGTGCACTCTTGCAGGATAGGCAAAATATAAGCCGTTTTCGTCCTTAGTATCCACAACATAATAAAAATAATTATTAGCCATAATATAAGCCCCCTTAATTTAAAATAGTTAATAGTTCGCAATATGCGCCGCCGTTCTTCTGGTAGAAGTCTGTTTTTGCGGTCGCGCTGTTTTTATAAAATTCTTGCACGTTTTCACCGCGTTCGAAAAGCTCCGCCGCGGTTGCTCTGTCCTGCATGATGATGTTAAAGCATTCTTTAGTGAAGTATTTAACATTTGCATGCACTTTCTTTAGTTCCTCTTTTGCTTTCTTGTAAGACATTGTAAAAGCTCCCTTCTTTGGTTTTTTGTTTCCGGTTCTGGCCGGATGCCGTGCGCAATCTGTTTTTGTGGCAGATGCGCAAGCTGCCAGCGGTGGCGCAATTCTAACGGCGTCGCCACTCTTGAGCCGTTGTGAAACTTCGGTAACGTCGCAATCACATATCGCCGCCCAATAAGCGCACAGGGCGCATTTTCACGCATGGAACACGATAAAATTAAAATCATTGCATCAAGTACCAGGCTAAAATATAGCCGTGTTCGTTTGCGTTATTGAGAAATCCGCTTGCACCTGCTGACGGCCGCCGGACTGGATACCGGACAAGCGGCGATTCTATTTTATTATTTCGCCAGATATGTAAAAAGCTGCCTGCCGCTTTAAGTGCGGGATGCTTCCAGTTTCAAGCAAAAGCGCGAGAAAGCGTGGAAAAGGCAAGTCAAGCCCACGCCGGGCGGCTTCCTGCCGTCGCTGTTCTAACTCTTCTACATCTGATTCTTTTAAAACAATAGTTAAATTTATCGGGTATTCTGTATATTTTTCTTCCATTGTGGCACCTCCAAGGGCCAGAAGGGCGGCAGAACCGCCCCGGGCCATTATTTAATACTGCAATGTGTTTATTATTGCTTTATGTCCGTTATTTTCGTAATACTTCGCACAGTTAATTATGAAGCTATCGCTTTCTGTTCCGCAGTTCATCAGTAGTGACATGTTTTCACCTATTTTTCGTTTTGTCATTTCTTCTGGAACGGGGTCAAGCCATCCTGCAAAAAGTAACATCGATTTGTTATTATAAAAATATTGTTCTTGCGCTTTGCGCTTTCCGTGCTCGGTGTAGTTTAATAAAATTGCATCTTTATATTGTGCATAAGTGGTATTTTTTACACTGTTAATGGTTACATGGTGCATGGTTGCGCATAATGTCCAAGGATCATTATAAATTAACGTATATTTTCCGCTTTCCACACTTCCGGCTTGCTCCTGGATACTTTGCGGCATGTGAAACGCTTCGCGCTCGTTCTCTTCCTGAAGTTCTGCCGCTACAAGCATTTCCTTTTCGCATTCGTTCAAAATGATATTTGTATATCTTGCGTAACTATAACCTTCTGGATCTATCAAAAGTTTTAATTCTTCGCCAAGATAAACCGCTACGCAATCCCACAAAAGCCATTTTACATTTTCTCGCTGTCTCTGGTTTAACATATTGAAATTTTCATCAGTTACACGCTTGTCAAGTGTTCCGGTACCGCCGCAACCTTTTAAAAATTCCCAGTCATGTAAAAGCATATTACAGAAATTATTATACTGTGCTTCTGTTGCGAAATATATTTCTCGCTTAATTAGTGCGCTTTCTTCCTTCTGGCTTCCTTCCTTTTCAACTTCTTCAATATTGCATTCTTTGCCGCATCCGCAAATCATGGAACCGGTCAAAATGTATTTTTCACTTTCTGCAATATCTACAACTTTAATTTCTGAAAGAATCGCTGCTCGGTCGGCTTCTTCTTTCTGTCTGCGGATTTCTGCGAGCTTTTTCGCTTCTTCCTCTTCCTTTTTCCACTGCTCATATTGTGCGCGTTGCTTTTCCTGTTCTGCCAGTTCTGCAGCTTCTGCCTTTTTATCAAATACGGCCATTTCTAAAAGCTGTTCTTTTGTAGGTTCCACCTGCTCAAAATCCCAGGTCGAAATATTTTCATAAAATCCGCGGTCAAAATAATCCGTCTGACTGTCGCTATTGTCATAATTGAAAGACCAAAGCCACGCTTTCACATAATCGCGGATAGCTTCGAAATATACGCTATCTTTTGCAAATGGTGCAGATTTAAAATAAAAATTAACTTCATTATGTGCCGCCCATCCGCCGGAACCGATACGGCAGGAAAACTTTATTTCTGGAAATCTCTCTTTTATATGCTTTCTTGTTTGCTCTGCGATTTCCTTAGTTGATAAATGCTTGCTGTGCTCCGGGATGTCGGAAGTCCGGCAACGCTCCCAGAGGGAAGCGATTGTTTCAACTGTCTTTTCATTCTTCTTTACGGCTTCAACTTTGTTTTCGCCGCTCAGCTGTTCAGCGATTGTGGCGGTTTTTTCGTTCTGCTTTGCATACCAGCACTTTTTTACTTTGTGCCAACGATAACCGGCAGCTTTCAAACTTTCGCGAATTTCTGCGCTCGGCACTTCTTCGAAATATAATTCGATTCCATTCAATTCTTCATTAACTAACATTTTACACATGTTTTCTACCTCCGTTTTTTCTTTTGAATAGGTTCTTTATTTATGAGTTAATAATAGCAGTTAATAACTACAATGTCAACAATAAAGTTAATAATATTAGTTAATAACTACATTTTCGGCAGGTTGCACAAAATTTAATAACTGTATTTGTGCAATGTAGTTAATAAATGTAGTTAAACAGTGCAGTTAAAAACTATTTGACTTTTATATTATGCAGTGATATTATTAACTATAGTTATACAGTACAGAGAAGGGAGCGCGAAACATGAATAAATTAAGCAATAAAGAAGTTGAGCAGCTGGAAAAACTAAAGCAACGCCAGGACCGGCAAAACGAATATTTAAAGGGTAAATATGACCGGGTAAATATTACAGTTAATAAGGGATATAAAACAGAGATAGAAAAAGCCGCGGCCGCCTCCGGTTTATCTGTTAATGAATTTTGCAGAAATGCAATCATAAAAGCAGTACAGGAGAGCGCGAAAAAGAACAGCGATTCTTTACCGTTCCCGGACGTTTAATTTTATGTAACGTTACAGTAACGTTACACGTAACGCAATAGTAACACGTTACAATTTTACAATTTTTCTTTTTGTGGCGTTATTCATTCCGGGCAAGTCCAGAAAAGCGAATTTTGAACACTGGAAGAGCAGAAAAGCATAGAAAAATATACCGATTTTGTAATATTTTAGTTGTTTTTTGCTATGTAACGTTACATGTAGCGTTACAAATAACGTTACTGTAACGCATTGTAACGCGATAGAATAAGAATAAGATTAATAATAATATATATGTGCGCCAAAGTCGCACGAGAGCACCCAAAACAGCACAAAATATTTTTATATTTGACGAAATTATAAAAGTATGATAATAATTATATTATAAAAATTAAATGCATCCGGGCAACATATCCAAAGCAATGCGGCGGACTGGTCCCGGAACCAACGGAACCCATGCAGCCGGTACAATTTGAATCTAACAAGTTCAGATTGCGCCGGCTTTTTTATTTACCTGATGCGCAGATCATCAGAGAGAAAGGAGCAGAGCATGAACGACAACGCAATAACAACCGCTGACGGCGTAGAAATTTATGAAGATGATATTAAAATGTACGCTGACGAATACATAAGAACTCTACTCCGTAAAGAGGACATAGAAAAGCCAAATGTATTTACCGGAATGATAAAGTATATTAACCGTAAAATTAAATTTAATAAAAATAATAATATATATACCAGTATCGATTTATTAAATAATATATGGGTTAATTATACAGAGTTAGTTTATAAATATAACCAAAAGCCGACTATAGAAGAATTTGCTTTATTGATTGGAATATCGCGAGAGACTATCTACTCTTGGATGCGCGGCGACACCAGAAGCGAAGATTATAGCTCTGCGCTCGGCTCTTCGCGTTCTGACACGATTAAAAAATTTCAGGACGAATGTAGAATCGGACGGTATAAAAGTGCGGCAGCTGGCAACGTTGGCGGCATTTTCTTATGTAAAGCTGTCGATGGCATGGTAGAGACTGCACCGGTACCAGTGGCGAACGTGGCGCAGGTGCAAAGCATAGAGCAGCTACAAGAAAAGTACCTGGAAGGGACAAAAACGGACGCTTTACCGATGCCAAAAGCAGATTTTTAATAAATTGTGTTAGTTTTCAGAGCAATTCAAGCGGTATTTATTCGCTGTTATAATTGCGCAAAAGTCCGCAAACATGCATAAACAAAGGATTCTTGGCATTTCCGAGTCTATTAATTGCGTTAAATTACTGTTTAGCGCAAAAATGAAACTGGCGGAAATCCTCAGACGGGGGAGGGGGTCTATAGGAACTGCAGGGACCGCCCTACTCAACCCCACAAGTAGCGAAAATACAAAAAGGGCTCTTTCGTTACGGGCCATCATCATACCACATCAGATAAAATCTCAATCAACATCCGATTATCAAATTCCAAATTTTAAAAAAATTAAAAAGGAGTATCGATATGGCGAATTGTAATTGTGCTTCCTGCCATTGGTGCATCAAGGACAAGCTGGGCGATATGATTTGCGGCAATGATAGCAGTGAATATCTTGCTGATTACGTAAACGAAGAACATTGGTGCGAAGAATACGAAGAGGGCGAACAGGAGGACTAAAAACTATGACATTGAGTGAATATCAAAAGTTAGCTGCAAGAACTATCAACCCGGATTTAACTCCTGTAGGGCAAGAGCATCATGCTTTATATGGGCTTTGTTCTGAAGTCGGAGAAATCCACGGTTTATTCCAGAAAGTATACCAGGGACATCCGATGGATGAGACGCACCTTGCAAAAGAGATTGGCGACGCACTTTGGATGTTGGCAGAATTGTGTACGGCGCATGGGTTCGATATGGACGAAATTGCGCAGATGAATATCGACAAACTGAAAGAGCGTTACCCGAAAGGATTTAACGCAGAACAGTCTTTGCGTAGAGCAGAAGGGGATATTTAATCAAATGATTGTAACTTGCTTTGGAATCTTCCAATTCGGACTGTGTTGGCAAATTGCGAGCCTGCCGTCCGAATGGATTGAATTCATAAAATCAAAAACACCGGACACGCATGGTAGATGCGGCGTTGATTATGAGTGCATCCGGTCGAGGCATCCAGTTTAGGTTGTGCCGTTCGTGACTACTGCATAGCGGATTACATGACAATAACGCCAGAAACTATGCGAAGGTTGCGGTGCACGGCCAATGGCAACGAAATCATGGCGGTAAGTTGCTGAAAGGACCGCACAGTCACAGTGGCATCGCCAAGCGGTAAGGCACGGGACTTTGATTCCCGCATTCATCGGTTCGAATCCGATAGCCACTGCTTAACAAGAAGAGAACTTCATTGTTTTGTCTCCTGTCCTCCAAATGCGAACGGCATTGTCGGTACCGTCACAGGTACCAGGAGGAATAGCCGGAACAAAATTCTGGCGAACTCAATATTCAAAGCCGGTGGGTGGTCCTACAGGTAGCCAGATGGCAGATATTGAGACATACCATGCACAGTCCTTGCATACCGAAGATGGACAACCATGGAGGGAGAAAACGCGTATCTGGCCCGGAAGGTGGATTGCGTACTATTGCGGGTTCAATTCCCGCGCATGGTTTCGGCTTTCTATTTTTGTCATTTGATGCAGCCTGTAATTATCTGCGGATGATGCAGGTCCTCCTTTCGCCTCCTAGCGATGAGTGGTCGCTGTAATTGCATTTTTGCAATTGTCCGGCAACAGTTGAGAATGCAGAAAAAGGGATTTCGTAATCCCGGGAGGCCTTTGCGGATATAAACCTAATGGTAAGGTATCTGATTGCTAATCAGAGAGTAGTCGAGCAAGTCCCGGCGTGTTGGTTCAAGTCCAGCTGTCCGCGTTTGGAATGATGGTTCCAATAATTTGCCAGCGTGGCCGAGTTCGGTTTAAGGCGTCTGTCTTGAAAACAGATGATGCGTAATGCACCGTGGGTTCGAATCCTACCGCTGGCGTTGCAGTTTTTCAACATAATCATTTTCGTGATTCCGCGAAAATGACAGAAAGTAGGTATGGGAATGAAATTTTTAAAGAATTTATTCGCTAAAATGAGAAAAAATCGTCAAAAAGAGCAGGAAAATCATGTTTCCGCAAAGCGCGAGGAGAAATTTACCGCCTGCGACAAGTGCGAAAAACTGAAAGAATGCATGGATAATGGTTATGTTTTCGATGTGACAACGCTCGAAGATACCAGAAGGCATTTTGATAAATGGTTTGGATATAAATGCGAGAAAGCGTAGAGTGATTATATGGTTACAGAAAGCACGAAGGCGTTGGCGCAAAGGATTCAAAAGAAAATTGATTCGGAAGGTATAAATTCCGCTTATCTTCAAGACCTGCTCGATGTGGCGATAATTGCCATTCGAAAAGAGGACGATGTTCCGTGGGCATTGAAGGTGCTTAAATACATAAAAGAATGCTGTGTATATGGAATACAAAATGGGATATCAATACTGAGCCTTGACGCTTTGTGGTGGAGAGCTACGAAAGAAGAGGCATATTTTCTGTTTGAATCTTTCTTGTATTACATGGAACGCAAAAGACCGGCAAAGAAGAAATTCTATGAGCCAAGAGAAGAAACGCTCCGGATTGTCGTTCAAGACCTGCAAGATCTGGAAGATGGCGTGATTGACTTCTACGGACTTTCACTTCCGCCGCGAGTTGGTAAATCCACAATCTGTATTTTCTTTCTTGTCTGGGTAATGGGACGACATCCAGATTTGCATAATGCAATGGGCGGCCACTCTGGTATTTTGGCTAAAGGATTCTGGAAAGAAGCATTAAACCTTATCACATCTTCGGAGTATTGCTTTGATGAAATATTCCCAGATGTGACGATTGAAAGCAAATCCGCAGATGAGTTTACGCTAAACCTCAATTCGCCGGACCGATTTGCAACACTGACCTGCCGCGGTATTGACGGAACATGGACAGGTGCGGTTGATATTTCCGCCGGCGGTTATCTGTATGTCGATGACTTAATCAGAGACCGGCAAGAATCTTTAAGTCCGATTCGTTTGAACGGCAGGTACCAGGATTATTTGAACATCATGGTTGACCGTAAAAATGACGGTGCAAAAGAGCTGATGGTCGGAACCAGATGGAATGTCATGGACCCGCTTGGAAGAAATGAGAAGAAGTTCAAGGGAGACCCTAAGAAGCGTTTCCGCAAGATTCCGGCACTGAATGAAAATGACGAATCCAATTTCGATTACAAATACGGAGTTGGATTTTCCACAAAATATTACAAAGACCTCCGGGATAGACTGGATAAGAATGAGTGGATGGCAAAATACATGCAGCGTCCGTTTGTGCGTGAAGGTTTGTTGTTCCCAGAGAATGAATTGAATTTCTATAATGGCGTTATGCCGGATGGAGATTCCATGAATGCTGCAGCATGCGACGTTGCATGGGGCGGCGGCGACAGCTTATCGATGCCATTCGGAACAATGTTCGGAGGAAAAGACGGGCCAATATATGTGCCTGCCTGGATATTTAACAAAGGGGATAAATACACAACAAAGCCGCTGGTTGTTGCTAAAACGCTACAAAACAAGCCGAGCATGTTGCGATTCGAAGCAAATAATGGCGGCGACGAATATGCAGAAGATATTGACAAAATGCTGCAGGAAGAGGGATACAAAACAAATGTATCGTGGATGCGCGCAAGCAATAAAATGAGCAAAATGGCTAAAATTATTCAATATGCTCCGGATATTAAGCGACGGATGTATTTTCTCTCTCCAGAACTGCAAGACGAAGAATACAGGGCCGCGATGGATGAACTTACAACATTTGTTCAAATCGGAGATAATGAACACGACGATGCGGCGGACGGAATTACACAGCTGTTATTGTTATTTGACGGAGGGTTATATGGAGTTGCGGAAGCAATGAAGCATCCGCTTTCAGGATAGCGGGAGGAGTGCTTTAATGGTTTCAAAGGAAATATTGGCTCAATATAACGATTTGGTTGAGGAAATCAAAGAAACACGGCAGAAAATAGATAAACTGGCGGACGAAATCAGCAAGCTCCAAAAGAGAATTTCAGATATAGAATCCGGAGAAAAGGTAAAAGACAAGGTGCGCGGTGGAGAAGGTGGATTGCAAAATTTCACTATCGAAGGATGTCCATTGCCGGAATATGAGAAAATCAAAAGCAGATTGATGATGAAAAAACTATTGTTATCACAGAGGCAATCTACATTGGAACTGCTGGAATTTGATTTGCTCGGAAAAACCAACGAGGTCGAGCAGTTTTTGACAACAATTACTGATAGCCGCATGAGGCGTATTATTAACCTTCGGTTCATAGACGGACTGTCGTGGAACAATGTAGCGGATAAAATCGGTGGCGGCAACACCGAGGATAGTATCCGGATGGCATTCAACAGATTTATGGAAAAATAAACTTGTTCGATATGTTCGGAAAAAAAATGTTATATTTAAAATGAGCAAAAAAGCAAGAACACGCAAAGCCCGGGCGGTTGGAACCGCATCGGGCTTATTTATATGCAAAGGTGGTGGTGGAGATGCTTGGATTTGAGAGAAACAGAGTGCCATTCTCTGAGATATGTTCAAATGCATACGGTAGGCAGATAATCTATACCGGCGCAAAGGTTATTGATAAATCGAATATCGTCAAAGAAATCGGCAAGGCGTACAGCATACATCTCCGAAACCGCACAGAAATTGATTACCTGGAGCGGTATTACAAGGGAGACCAGCCTATCTTGTATCGCCAAAAGACCGTACGGCCAGAAATCAATAACAAGATTGTGGAAAACCATGCGCTTGAAATTGTTGAGCATAAAGCAGCTGAGAATTTCGGAGAACCGGTTCAATATGTTTTAAAGAGTGTTGAAGAGGCGACGAAAGAACAGAAATCCAAAGAGCTCAACGATTTAAATGATTACAACGAGCTGGAAGCAAAAGACGAAATTGACATCAATATGGCGAGAGACCGAAGTATTTGCGGCACCTCTTATCGGTTCCACTATTCGAGAAAAAATCCTGGGCCAGATGAAGCTCCTTACGGAATCGAAAGAGAGGATCCAAAAGATACATTTATCGTATACAGCACCGATAACGGACACAAGCCTATGTTCTCCTGCCAGATTCGCAAAGACGAAAACGGCAATCAATTCTTTTTTGCATATACCCCAAGATTTTGGTTTAAGGTGCAGAACGGAAAGATTGTTGGCAGTGGAGTAAACGGACACAAAGCAATTCCAGTTATCGAGTATCCAAATAATTTTTACCGGTTATCCGATATCGAAATTGTTATTACGGTCCTGGATGCCATAAATACAATGCAGTCGGACAGAATGAACGGCATAGAGCAATTTGTTCAGTCGTTTATTAAATTCCTTAATTGCGAAATCGATGAAAAGCAATTCAGGGAGATGAGACAGAGCGGCGCATTGAAGATTAAATCCAACGGAAGCATGAAAGCGGATGCTGAGATTATGAGCGATGAGCTCGACCAGCAGCAAACACAGACCGCAAAAGATGATTTGTACGAAAACATGCTTATTGTCGAGGGAATGCCTGATAGACAGGAAAATTCCGGAGGCGATACCGGTCAAGCGGTTGTTATGAGAAATGGTTTTTATTTCTCTGAGAAAAGAGCTGAGCTTTCGGAACCGATTTACAAGAAATGTGAACGAGAGAGCATCAAGGTAATTCTAAATATCCTGCGGATAAAAGGATTAACCTCCTTGATTCTCAAAGACATCGAAATCAAAATTACGCGCTCTAAGATGGACAATATGCAGGTTAAAGCACAGGTATTCCAGCTGCTCACAGCTTCCGGCATCGACCCGAAGGTGGCTATCAAGGTATGCAACCTGTTCTCTGACCCAGAGGAGGTTTATTTGCAGAGCAAGCCTTACTTGGACGCTAAGTATCCGGTAAGCGGAGAAGAGGTGCCAAGTGAAGATAACGAAAATAAAACTGATTTGTCCGAAGTGCAATAAGTTAATTGTAGAAATAAGCGAAACAATTGCAGGAATGACAATTAAATGTGAAAAATGCGGGGCGTATGCAAAATACGATGCGTCCCGCAAAGTAGCGATACAGGTACCGAAGCCGAGCAGAACATCTTCGTCCGGTACAAGATTTTATTAAGTGAAAGAGACCGGGAATGCCGGTCCTTTTATAAATTTGCAGCTATGCGATAAATAGCAAGCCTCAGCGGAGCGACCCGTGATGACAAAGCGTAGAGGAGAAAGGAATGAGATTATGGTAACAAGAGAGCAGGCGAAGAGCCAATTGCAGGAAGTAGGAGTTGAGAACCCTACAGAAGAGCAGATTACTGCTTATTTGAACAACGTAAACGCAGAAGCAATAAAAGAGAAAGCTAAAGCGGACCAGTACAAAGCAGAAGCGGACAAGGCAAAGGATTTGCAGACGCAGTTAGATAATTTGCAGAATCAGAATTTGACCGATGCAGAGAAGATGCAGAAGCAGATTGAGGCTTTACAGCAGCAGAATGCTGACCTTACAGCGAATAACTTCCGCACAGAAGCAAAAGCAATTTTATCTAAGGCCGGTATTTCAGACGAGCAGATGGAAACGTTATTGCCTGGGCTTGTGTCTGGCGTTGAAAAGTTAGAGGACGTACAGACAAGAGCAAACAACTTTGTTGCTGCCATGAACAAATTCCGTGAAGATGGTATTAAGGCGCACGACCAGAAGCAGCTTGATGATACA